GAGTCCAAGTGCGCTGGCGCGAAGAAAAGCCCGACCAAGACAAAGGACTCTTTCCGCTAATCCGCCAAGTAACCGTCCGTGAGGCTGGAACGCCAGAAGACGCACCGCTGGAACAGATTGACGCCAGTGCCTTCGCTACCAGCCAAAAGCACGCCATTGACGTTGCGAAGTTTATCTGCCGGACCAAACGGTTGGTCACCCACAGCGTCAGCTTCACCACAACACCAACAGAAAACGTATTGGACATCGGCAGCGTGTTCAAGCTGGGCTTGGAGACCGTCAACTTTGAGCAGCCACAGAACGGTGCCATTACCTCCACGAATGAAGTGACATCATGGCCTCCACTAGCCGATGGAAGCTACCCGGTACTCCTCTGGGACGGCAGCAGTCTCCGAGAAACCACGCTGACTGTCGTCAATGGAAAAGCGGCACCGTCTAATTCAGTCTTCTGCCTGCGAAATACAACAGCAACTACCCAGACGTATAAAGCTCAATCCCTTTCCTTTAATGAAGACGGCAACATTGAGGTTCAGGCGACCTTCTTCCCCACTGACGATAGAGGCATTAGCCTTATAGCAAAGGACTTTGATTCCACCGACCCTAACGACTGGATTATTGAGGGTGCAATCTAATGGCTGACTTTCCTGAGATTTGCCCCATCTCCCGTAGGTTTACGGCTGGGCAATATCCTACTAGACGATTCAACTCAATCAGTGGCGCTGGAACGACACGCTTATACGGCAGCAAAGCGTTTGACGCCAGACTAGACCTTGAATTTTTGGTCAATGACGAGAAGCTGGTAGCAATTTTCGACTCTTGGTATGGCAGCCTTGGGCAGTTTAAAGAGCTTGTATTGCCAGAATCGGTAGTTGCTGGCGGCAGCGAGCTTTTAGATTCTATTACGCCGGACTATTTAGAATGGTACTGGGATCGAGAACCCTCGGTTGAGAACCTTCAGCCTGGTCTGTCTCGCGTCACTGTAAACCTTGTCGCCCGTCTTGAGATCGAACCATGATTCTTACAGGTGCCGATGGGCAGGTTAGATATGGGACCGATGGTGTTGCCAAGGTAAGAACTTGGTCTTTGTCCATCCAGCGCAACGCCATTGACGTAACATGCTTGGACACATTCGATCGTGAGTACGTCGCTGGCGTCCGAAACGCAACAGGGACTGCCACTATCTGGTACGACACAAGCCAGTTCGACGACCTAAAACTACTGAATGCAATTTTTAAAGACCGCGACACCCAAAACGGAATCGAGGATACCGAAACCGTTGTTTTTGTACTAAACAAGTCTCGTATCTCTGGTCAGGCTGGAACGTTCCAGTGCGAATGTGTAATTACCGATGTCAGCCCGTCTGTCAGTGTAGGCGAAGCTACTGCAGTCAACGTCTCGTTCCAGGTTACTGGTCCTATTGACGGTGGTTTCTAATGCCAGTTTTAGGTAGTGGCGGCAGAGTAATCTTTAAACGTCCAGCTCCAGTCCCTTGTGAGCTGAGAGCAGAGGACTACATAGCAAGCTGCAGTGCCTTTAATGTTAACTGCCCAAGCATCTGGAACGGCGACATCTACTGTGCCGATGGTCTGCCGACAATTGAGGGAGGTTTCCCTACTTTAGTATCGACGTATGCCAGCTATTTTGATAGCAAGTTTTTCTTAGGACCAAACAGAGATCACATAACCAGTAGAAACGACCAGTTCTATAAAACTGACCTAGAAGACTACCCAGCCAATCAGTTTGGTGACGATGCAAACTTCTACGCAAAAAATGGAGTGGGAGGTGTCCCTGATGCGCCAGGCCCCATCTGTTTCTTTGTGCACGTCGATGCCTTGGGGCGTTTGCGTTTATATGAAGATCGCTGCAAGGCTATCGCGGGTTGTCCTGGCAACGCAATACAGCTAGCTCCTTTCCCAATCAACGATCCTATAACGATCATTCCTTTTGGCACGGGGGAATACCAAAACGCCCAATGGAAATGCAGCTTTGATGACTGCTTCACTATCGATGCAAAGTATTTGTTTAGCGATGTACAGGATGAAGCAACTAGCGTAAGCATCTGTGCATCAGCACCGGACTATGATTTCCCACTTGCAGGCTCATCTGAATACGGCAATGCAGACGTACTGCCTAGGGGAATAAACGTATTCCCCACACCACAAGCCTTGTGCAACGTTAGGGAGTACAGCTTGAGCCTAGACGCCCCAGCGATCGACACTACATTAGTAGGCGAAAAGTTTGGAGAAAATGTCAAGTCTCTTGTCAACGGCGGTGGTTCGTTTGAATTCTTTATTGACCGCACTTGCCTCAGTGAGGACAGAGAGGAAGCAAGTTGGTTGCTGTTCAATCTGTTGACCCTGACTGAAGGCGGAGCAAGCGGCAGCCCGACTGAAACTGAAGCTTGGTTCTACCTATATGAAAATCGTTCTTGTAACGACAGCAGCTGCTTCCCACCGTTAGGAGGTTCACTGTACTACAAAGCCAACATTCTTATTACCCAAACTGCAGTCAACGTCAGACCAACTGAAGTGATCGCTGGCACGGCAGAGTTCGTAACAACTGGCGAGGTAAAGCTGTTGCAAGCACCCTAGAATAGGTCAAGACTGTAGAACGCTACCTAGTGGAAAATCTCAAAAGGGCGGGCGAAGAGGGTTCAATTGGTGATTTAGACATTTCCCAAGGTGATTTCCGTGGGCAGATGGACGTCGTATCTGATGAGATGCGGCAACTAGCAGGTAACGCCATTACACCGGGGGATCCGCTAAACGCACCTTATATCCTTTACGTCAACCCATACACGGGTAGCGACACCTTTGTCGGCGGTCAGTTTGTAGCAGACAGCGCAAGTTCCCTGGAACGTCGCATTAGTAACCAGCGTCTTGAGTGCGGCTATACCGAAGCACGTCCATTTAAAACAATCAACCGAGCAGCTATTGAAGCTGGAATTATTACAAGTCGAGAGTATTTTAGCCAAGATCCCGAGCTAGCAAAGATTAAAGCGCTGGTAACAATCCAGCTGTCATCCGGTGAGCATATTGCAGGAAACGGTACAGGCAGGCCGTTGTCTGCGGGATTTCCCGAACTCGATGAAACAGCCGACTTAACATTTAACGAATTAGTTCGTTTTAATGATGATATAAAAGGTGCGATTATTCTGCCCCGTGGTTGTAGCTTAATTAGCTTGGATCTGCGGAAGACAGTTATTCGTCCTGACTTTGCGCCTAGACCTGTTAACGAAGCAGATGACTATTCAAACCGTAGGTCTATCTTTAAAGTAACCGGCGGCGGTTATTACTACGGCATCACCTTTAAGGATAGCTTAAACGCAGAAGAGTCTCATCACCTTCTGCATTGTTTTGAGTTTGCCAGAAAGGACGAACTTGATAAATTTTATGAGAAGATCGTTGCGTCTTTTGCTAAGGCTAATATCAATGATACTTTCGGTCAAACCGAAGAAACTGAATTTGAAATTGTTGGACCAAAGCCTCCGTTACCCAGCGAACCAACAGACACAGTAAACAGCGCAAGCCCTTATATCTACAACTGCAGTATCCGTTCAGTTTACGGTCTATGCGGGATATTTGGAGACGGCGGTGAACTTAACGATCCAAACGGTTTTCGTTCAATGGTGGTCGCACAGTTTACTGGCGTCTCACTGCAAAAAGATCTACGCGCATGGGAAAAATATGTAAACGGAAGTTGGGAAAAAGTTTCTGATAGCGCAAACGATGCTGCAGCCTACCAACAATACGTATCTTTAGATCCAAATGATGTGCGAATGAGAGTCAGGTGGAGATCAGTCCACGTTCGAGCTGTTAACGATTGCATTATCCAAGAAGTTAGTGTCTTTGCAATTGGTCAAGGAATACATCACCTTGCTGAACGCGGAGGAGAATTAACCGTAACAAATAGTAATTCAAACTTTGGAGGGTGCGCCGCGCTTGCACGAAACTTTAGGCGTGTTGCTCAAGCATTTGATTCTAATTTTGAAGTTACTGAGGTAAGAACTGCAGTCAACCCACTAGAGCTAGGCAACCAAGTCACAGAAATTACGCTGGGTTTTGTCCAAAGCCGGTCGAACGACTTCCAAAGAATTGACCTTACCCAAGCGCTTTTACCTGGCAGGGTAAATCCTGATCAACCAGAAATTCTAGACTCTTTAGGCTACAGCTTAAAAGCTGGTGATTATGTATGGATTGAAAATCCAAACGGACCTGATTATAGAGCAGTTTTGGATACAGACGCTTATAGCATCAACGCTGGTTCGGGTAAAAGTCGCATTAGGGTACAAGCCCCTGGATTTCAGACGAACGGCGGCGAGGTACCTGGCAATAATAATTCTGATAGTTTTCAGACTTTCCCACCTTTAAACGATCTGCGTGTTTATGTGAGGCGTTTCCAAGACGTACGCACAGTTGAACAGCGTAGATTTAGTTTAAAAGTATCTGGTCCATCGGGCAACAGGCTTCCAGTGCGTGATTACGTGCTGCAACCAACACTAAATAATATTACTTACGACGCAATCACATCAATTCGTGGATCTGAAGTTGATAGTGATAGTGTGAATGGAGAAGTAAGAATTGAGCTTAAGTATGTTGATAGAGACCCTGCGGATTCTGCATACGATTCATCTAAGTTTTACCGCAAAGGAGACGTTGTCCGTAGGTTCAACAAGCACTTTGTAGCTAGGGCTGATAACACGGGAGCGGCTAATCAGATCAAATTTTTTGAAACATTTGCTGAAAATTTCGTGCACATGCAAGAGAATTATGCACCTGGCGGTAACTTTAAAAATGCACAACCCATACTTACTTTTGACAAAGATACACAACCGGACCCAGTCACTAGCAGCAGATTCCTACTAGGCAACGATATTACTGACACTGAAGTTGCAAAACAAATTGTATCAGCTACCGATTATATCGCCACAGAAAAGCAGCTAATTAATTTTGGCGCAACAGATGTTAACTCACTGTTAAGTTTGAAGAAAGAAGAGAATAGAGATACTGATATAAAAAATCGCGGCTATACTTTTGAGCTGCGACGTCCCAGCAACATCAGACTGTTCGGTCAAGCTTGGGAATGGGCAGGTTTCCTTAACTACACCAAGGCGCTACCTGACTACCAGCAGACACTAAGCCCTGAGAACAAGTTTACCTATTTCTTCACTGACGAAGGCGGCGGAAAGGTATTCTGCAACGGCTTTAACGAGGAAGGTCTACAGATATCGCCACGTGGTCTTGAGGACGTCACTACGGGTGAAGTGCTAGATGCAGATAATTTGTCAAGCCCTGACAGAACAATTAATCCGATTACAACGTTTGAAAATCTAACTGTCAAAACTTTAAATGTTAATAGCTACGACGAACGAAGCCAAAAAGCAACGCAAGGCTCTTTCGGTATCGCACGTTTGTTCAACCCAAATGATACAGACCCCGATCGAGATCCAAACGGCAGAGACGTCATTGCGATTAGAGAAGCTGATGAACGTTATGCGAGAGCACAGGCAAGAAACTTACCATTTCAGATCTTCCATGTTGTGCCGCGAGGAGCAACTAAATTAACAGGTGAAGCCTCTGTCCCATTTGGCTTCCCCGTTGATGATAAAAATGCAGCTCTGCAGTTACAAGACGATCAGATTCCTATAGAAACAATTACAGAAGCATTTGCGGAAGCTAGCAAAGTATTTGTCCCAAGTGGTTCGCAAATCGTTATTTCTGTTCACGGCAGCAGGAGCATGATGCTTGATGAAGTGACTGAGATTATTGAACAAGGACCGCTGCAGCTTGCTAACGGTTTTGCAGAAGTAATCGTTGCAGGCGCTAGAGGCGCAACCGTACCACCTACCGTGTTTTTAAAGAGAGGTGGAAGAAATGGCACTAACAATGCACTGGAGCGTACGCCACAGTATGCACGTGAATTCTCATTCTCGGCAGGTGTGACATTCCAAGATATTACGATTGATTGCGACTGCGGAGCTGAAAACAACACCTTCGCTACTATTAACGGCGGATTTGGTGTTGGTGGATTTGACACATCAATTATTTGGAGAAACTGCAAAGATGTTACTGCGATAGGCACAACGTACGGCAAGCAGGGACTATTCTTTTATTTCAATGACGAGGTTGTCGCGGGAATAGGTACAGTTAGAAAATTTATACAACAAGTTGTAGACCCACGAGCAGATAACATTGATTTGCAGTTCTTTGGTTCAGCAAGATCTGGATTGATTTCTCAAGGTTCAGATGTAATCATAGACTTCCGTGCCCCTGGTACGGGTCGAGACGGGGATCCAAAACTTGTTTTTGCGTATGATGTAGAGGGTGGTGATGGGGTTAGTAAGGTAAATGTTGAGTTTATTGCAGTCGGTGACAGGGGAGGGTGCCAGCACGGCGGAAGGGTCATACCTATCGTCGACTTCGATTTTGGTGGTGAACCTAGACTTAGTCTTCTAAACTTCTGCAGTCAAGATACTAGAACAAATCAAAATTATTTCGGCAAAAGTTTTAGAGTTAGAGAGACGACACAAATAAAAAACCCTTTTAACGCTTCTTCGCCAGGGTGGAATATGTCGGAAGAATCTCTTAACGAATTCAGAGCTCTTATAGAGGGCGATGGCTTTATAGAACTTACAAACGGTTGCTGCATTGATATAGATACTGAAAACGGATTGCGTGCGGGACCGTTTGGTTTCTATCTTCAACTTGAAAAATACTTGCAACTAGAGCTTGGCAATCCAAACCTAAAGCTGCTTAAAGCCGACAGGAACACAAACTCCTTTATCTATGGTGGTGAGAACAGAGATGTGACTCCGTAGAATGGAAACACGGCGAATGTCCGTGTCCTTTCGACTGAATAGTCATGGCTGTCAAAATTGTTCTCAAGCACAGTGCAACTGAGGACAAGCGTCCCACACCTGGGCAGCTAGAAAACGGCGAAATCGCCCTTAACTACAACGCCGCTGGAGCGTTTCTTACCTGTAAGGACACGGACGGCAACATCCAGCAAGTGAGTGGTGTCAAAATTTCAGAGGTTGCACCTGACAGCCCAGTCAAGCAAACGCTGTGGTTCCAACCCTCTAGCCTGACGCTGTTTGTTTATGACGGTAATGCATTCCTACCAGTTGCAGGTGGCGGCACCGGTGGAACGCCCGACGTCGACTTGGGTTATACAGCAGCAGCAGACCAAGGCACGGTAACCAACAGCGCTGGTGATGATGCAACTATCCCACTGGCTGACGATACTAATGCTGGATTGTTTACAGCTGCTGAGAAGTTAAAACTTGAAGGCATTGAAGATAATGCGAACCAAGGATTGCAATCCGGAGACAATGTATCCGAACTCGTTAATGATGCAGGTTATATCACCATCGGGGATGTACCACCTGCAACGGTCTACACAGGCGAAGCTGGAATTGACGTAACGGGCAATGAGATCTCAGTCGATATTGAAGGTGAAGGGCTTGAGATTAACGTAAATGACAAGCTTCAAGCATCGATTGCAACAGATACGACTTTGGGTGTAGTCAAAGCTGGTAGCGGCATTGGCATTACAGCTGACGGCACAATCAGCGCAACTGGTGATCTTACAGTCGACCTAGGTTATACACCAGCAGTAAACAGTGGTTTAGTAACGAACACCTCTGGTGATGATGCGACTATTCCACTGGCTGACGGCACGAATGCTGGATTGTTTACCGCAGCAGAGAAATCCAAGCTTGCTGGTATTGATGAAAATGCAACAAACGAGGGCACAAACGACGGACGCTACCTGCGCATTGATGACAATGGTGGAACAGCACTCGACCAAACTGTCGCGTCAACTGGCACGACCACGTTTGATGGAGTGACTGAACACGCCAGCGGCCTCACGATAACGGGTGGGTCTCTAGCAACAGTTCCTAATGGATTCTATAAAGACGCAGGCGAACTAGTTATTTCTAGTAATGGAGTCCCTGCAATTTTTGTTAGTGACGTTAATAATAATTGCAGTTTTTATGAGTCAGCTTCTTCTGGAGTAAAAGTACAATACGTCAACAGAGAAAAGCCAAGAACGGCTCAGTACGTAGTTTCAAACGAGGAAGTTACTGACAGTGGTCCCCAAATCACCAAAGGCTTGAAGGCGATCCAAACTGCAACCAGATTTGATCCAGGAGTAGTAACGAACAATGTTATTGGTTTTTACTTTAGTAGTAATAATAATGTTGGGTCGGCAGATGTAACAAACCAGTATGGATTTTACGTAAACAGAAACGCTAGTACAGCATTCAACAACTACGGGTTTTACTCGGATTTCGGTGAAGATAATGACCAAGGCGGCAATAACTACAACGTCTACGTAAACAGCCTCGCGCCGAATTATTTTAAAGGTGAAGTAAGAGGCGGAGGCGTAGATGGTGCAAATAACAACTGGGTTATTCGTCCAGACGGCAGTACAAGCCCGTTTAACATCCAACTACAGATGCAGTCAGATGAACCGACTGCGTTCCAGACCACCTTCTCCGCCGACGAAGACGGCAATCAAGTAGAAAACACCACTTACATCGGTGAATCTGAATCACTTCTAGCCATCATTAAGGACCTACGTGCCCGTGTCGAAGCCCTAGAAGCAGCAGCTACTAGCTAACCGCTAGCTCGCTTCGCTCGCAGTAGAATGTTGTTGCCAGGCAGGGTGCAACCTCCTGGCGCGACCACCTGCTACCACAGATGATGCCTGAATTATGGCAGCCCGTAAGGGGCTATGAAGGACTCGAAGTCTCCGATCAAGGAAATTGCCGCAGGCTGGATCGTGTCGTTTCATGCGGGCTCGGCAAAACAAGATTGATCAAAGGTCGAACCCTTAAATCATCCTTGCAGGGATCTGGGTATTACTCGATATCCGTGTGGGACTCTGAAAAGGGCATCAGGAAAACGCTGTTTATACATAGGTTAGTCGCAGATTCTTTTATTGGAAGCCGTCCGGCAGGTGCGGTGGTTCGTCATTTAAATGGCGTTCCCACGGACAACAGGCTTTGTAATTTGGCTTACGGAAGTTATCGAGACAACGTGAACGACTCAATTAAGCACGGAACTTGGACGCGAGGTGAAAAGCAGGGACATGCCAAACTGACTGCTGAGCAAGTAATAGCTATTCGCCAAGATACAAGAAAGCAAAAAATAATAGCTGCTAGTTACAGCGTCAGCGTGTCAACAGTTAAAGCAATTAAACAGAGACGCAACTGGAGCTGGCTAACTGAGAGCTAGCTTGATCTCAGCGTTGCGGCGGTTGACTAATCCCTGAAGTTTTTGTCCACCCCCGTTAACCCAACGGGGAAATTCCTCTTGAATTACAGTGCCCACATCTTCATAGTTGTTAATCCGTCGAAGTAAAGTCGACGACTTGAACGCACCAGCTCCACAGTTAAAAACAAAGCTAACCAAGGCTGCGTACTCATTGTCAGTTAGCACCACGTGGACAGCGCTACTAACAGTATCTTCTGAAGACCACAAGTCTTTCCGCAATAAGGACTCAGCTTCTTGTTCCGTGATGGTCAGACCGATCCATACATCTTCACCTGTGTGTCCGTAACCCACAGTTGGCACCCCACTTGGACAAAGATAAGCCTCAAGCCGTAATCCTTCCCAACGCTTTATCAACGCCAACCCAGCATCATTGATGACACTGTCAATCTTCGGTTGCTCTGGTTCGGTCCTATAAATCTGAACCCACTCAGCCGTTTCCTCCAGAAGCATCACCGGCATCTCCTTCCACAAAGCTTCCACCGCATCTCGCTGGTGCGGCTTGTCCATGTAATAGAAGAAAAAATTACGAAACTCTTCCAGGGACAACTGGTTAAGCGGGTTCTTGGGATGCCTTTTTTATAAGGCTACTCAACATCATCCAGCTCAAGCATATCGCCCAGTTCTAGCTGGACGTCAGAGGCTAGGCGTAGATCTTTCCCAGCTCTGTCCTC